AGGAAATAGAAGAAACTAGAACTCTAAGGAATATTGGGGTTGGTACATATTTGGAAACAATGGAGAACTTCATTAGACCATTTAACGATAGAGTGATTGCTTCTATAATAGGGGGTAAAAAATAATCATGGATAAAGTAAAATATCATTTAGACAAAGCTCAGGAATGTAATAAAGCTAGAAGCGAATCAATCCAAAGATGTGATGAAGATGGATTCGTTACTCAGTTGGTAAATCAAAACCTAGTCTTTGAACATCAACTAGAAGCCGACCTTGCAGGTAAGAATAACAAGGCACAATTCGTAGGATTGTACGAAGGTCAAAGAAGGGTTAAAGCAAAAATCATTGATACTAGATTTGGTGAATGCTGGATACTTCATGATGATGAAAATCTTTTAATCAATAAAGGTGGAAGCAAATTTATTTCAATCGGTGCTAAATCCAGAAAACAAAAACAACTTGGATTATGCCAACTGACTGAAGAAGATGATGCTGAAGTCGGAAGTCGCAGTACACGACCAGAAGTTAAAGGACTTGCAGGAATCTACTTTATGGAGAAACTCTTTATAAGAACTGGATGCGAATGGGGAACTGAAGCTAAGCTTATCTCTTAATAAACATGACCCAATATACATCTTAACCCTAATGAGCTCAGCAATGGGCTCGTATGGGCTTCACAATTATATAAAAACCTGACAAAACCTGACATATAGGTTAGAGTTTTAAAATGAAAGCAACTAAGGAAAGTTTACTCAAAGCAATAAAGCAAAATAGAGGGATTGTAACTAACATATGTAAGTCTTTAGATATGGCAAGGCAAAGCTTCTATGAAAGGTTAGATAACGATATAGAGCTTCAGGAAGCCTTAGAGGATGCAAGGGAAGAGGTTTTAGACTTAGGTGAATCTAAACTAATAGAATTAGTCCAAGAGGGAAATGCTCAGGCAGTATTCTTTATGTTAAAAACTATCGGGAAGAATCGAGGTTACATTGAGAAGCAAGAAGTCGAACAACTAAACAGAACGATAAACATAATCGAGATTCCAAAGATAGATGCCTTAGAGCCTACGATAGATGAGATTAGAGAAGAAACCGAATCAGAACACTAATGTAATCTGGAAGCCCACTAAGAAGCAACTAGAGTTTCTTAAAGCAGGTGCAATCTTCGAGGTCGCATATTTGGGTGGAGCAGGAAGTGGCAAGAGCTCTGTATTGCTTGTTGATGCCTGTAGGCAAATGAATAATCCAGAAGCCAAAGCAGTAATCTTCAGAAGGACTACAAAGGAACTACAACAGCTAATTGATTACTCACAGCAAGTTTATAGAAAGCTCGGAGCTTATTACTTAGCTCAGAAAGCTGTCTGGGTATTTCCATCAGGTGGCAAGATTTATTTCAGTCACATGGAATCACCACAAGATAAACATCAGCACGATGGACAAGAATATAATAGTGGAGTTTACTTTGATGAGATTACTCACTTCGAGGAAGATATGTATCTTTATCTTCATACAAGATGTAGGTCAACTAATCCAGATTTAATTCCAAGAGTAAGATGCACAGGAACTCCAGTCGGTAAACATATTGATTGGGTAAGAAGAAGATTCATAGATTCTGGAAGCTATAAAATAATTAAAGATAAGGAAACCAGTTTATCCAGACTTTATATTCCAGCAACTTTAGATGACAATCCACACTTAACAGAATCAGACCCACTTTATGAAAAGAGATTAAGGCTTCAAGGGGAAAACATTTATCAAGCATTAAGGTTTGGTGATTGGAGTTTGATTGATGGAGTAGCTTTTCCAGAGATACATGACCAGACTCATTTGATAGATTCCTATACTCCAACATCTTCTGATATTTTAATTAGAGGATTCGATTGGGGATTCACAGCTCCATTTGCAACTGTCTGGATTGCAATAACCAGAGATGGTGACTTAATAGTTTTTAAGGAATGGATAGGCACAGCAGATGGAAGCAACAAAGGTTTAATGATGGGTGCAGATGAATGTGCTAGAACTATAAAAGATATAGAGGAGCAAAACTCATTGCACATTTCTTATGGAGCATCTGACCCAGCTATCTGGGGAAAACAAAATGAAGGTGAATCTATTGGTGAGATATTTGAGAGAATAGGATTAGTAATGCACCGAGCAAATAACAATAGAACATTTGGTAAACAACAATTGCACATGAGATTAAGAGTTGATGAATATACAAAGAAGCCAAAAATATTTTTTACAAAAGATGTACCGATTACTTACAGGTCGCTAAAAGAAATACAAACAGATAAAAGAAATCCAGAGGTTTATGATACAAGTGGATTCGACCATTGCGTTGATGCCCTAAGATATGCAGGATTTGATTCACCACCAGAGGTTTATGGAGAAAGAGAAACAAATATCCAATCTTTTTAAAAAAAACTTTATTAATAAACACCCTGTAAATAAAGGCTTATATAAGTAAAGTAAAATAGTTGCTATTATTCTATTGACAATTATATCAAATACAGTTACTTTTATAACATAATGCAGAACAAAGGAGAGAATAAAATGAATACACTTTACTCAACAAGGGAACTAAAACTAAATAGAAGGAATCTTGATAAAGCACTTAGAGGTGTTTGCAAAAGATTAAATGAAGAAAGAAGTTCAAGAAATGTAGTCGTTGAATTACATACAATATGGAATGACTTTCAAGGAAAACTTTTCTTCGATACAATAGAAATGGATGGAAAGGATTTATTCGTAAACTTGCAAGAGCTTATGACAAAGTACAGACTCACAGTTTCAGTTGAAGAATGGTTAGACCAACATCAAACTTTAACAAATCTTACAAGTTCTTTAGACTTTGTTACTAGAGCAAGAAACGAAAAAAGAGAATTTTAAAGTTCAAATGAGTTTCCTGATTCTCACCAAAAATCAGGAAGGGGAAAATAATGGAAATAAAATTTAAAGATTTAAAGAAAGGTGACAATCTAAAGACAGTTCAGCTTGGAGCACCAGTAACAAGTGTGCTACTAGAAAGTCCAAAGCAAGGTCGTGGTTTAAAATCAGTTGTACTGGTTGATTGTCATGGAACTGAGATTGGAATGTTCGATGAAGTTGGAAGTGTCTATGCTAGAGACATTGTAAAAGTTTACAGAAAAGATGGTTGGCATACAGTCGTTGGTCATCCAGAAGATGGCAAAGATTTAACTAATGACCTCTTTGGTGAATGAGCTATAATAATCTGTGGGTCAGTATCGGATAATTCCTTCCGAGCTTTTGCTGACCCTCTTGCATAAATACAACTATTAATTTAAACTTTAATTCAACATGGCTATATCAGAAACTTTAGAACAGGTACAAAAAAATTTCCAAGATACTAAACCAGAGATGAAAGAAATTGCATCATCTGAAGATAACTTATATCTCAAAGGCACAATCATTCCTTACAATCCAGATACCTTGTTAGGTAGAAAAGGATTTCCAATTTATGACCAGATGAGAATTGATGACCAAGTGAAGGCTTGTCTTACATTAAAGAAATTTGCAACCTTAGCACCTAACTATGAAATCTTACCTGCATCAAATGATGAGCAAGATGTAGAAGTCGCTGACTTCGTAAGTTACTGCTTTGATAAAATGCAAGGAAGTCTTATTGATGCAACTTTAGAAATGATGACTGCATTAGATTATGGATACTCAATTACAGAAATTAATTACAAAACATTTGACTCAGGAATCCATCAAGGAAAGATAGGTCTTAAAAATCTTAAAACAAAGCAACCTTATTATTACAGATTTGCAGTAGATGAATTTTCTAATCTTTTAAAAGATGGAATTGTTTATGATAAAGGTGGTGAGGAAAAGTATTATCCAACCAGCAAGTTCTTAGTATTTAGTTATCAAAAAGAATTTGGCAATCACTATGGCACATCAGATTTAAGACCTGCTTATCGAGGTTACTGGAGTAAAGATGTTCTAATCAAAATGTGGAATATCTATTTAGAAAGATTTGCAAATCCAACTATCATCGGAAAGTATAAGTCCAACGACCCATCAGGAAGAAATAATCTCAGGAATATTTTAGATAACCTTACAGCTAAGACTTCTATTACTCACAGAATGGATGAGTACGATATTGGATTGTTAGAATCTACCAGAGCATCTACAAACGATTTTAACACAGCTCTAAACTTCTATAACAAGTCAATAGCACGTTCAATCCTAATTCCTGACAGATTAATGGCAGAAGGAGATACAGGAGCTTATTCACAAGCTAAAATTCATTTTGATGTATTTCTTTGGGTAATACAAAAGCTAAGACAAGATATAGAAGAAACTGTTATGAACGAGCAGTTAATAAAAAGATTAGTTTCTTATAACTACTCTAATGTTGAAGAGCTACCTAAGTTTGTATTCAATCCAATGACAGATGACCAGAAGCTACAACTACAAACTTTATTTATTACAGCAGTCGAGAAAGGAGTTGTGATTCCAACTCTGGAAGATGAGAATGTACTTAGAAGGCAACTTAATTTTCCAGAAAAAGATTTAGACCCAGAGAAGCCTGATACTGAGATTGAAGAAACTCCAGATGAAGAAGTAATCGAGGAAGAAGCTGAAACTGTAACAGAAAATACTTATGCACCAATATCAGAAATAGATACTAAACCAACAGAGTCTATGAAGGCAGAAGCAGAACGTGGACTTGCTTGGAGAAAAGAATTCAACAGAGGTGGGACTCAGGTTGGTGTTGCCAGAGCAAACCAATTAAGCAACAGACAAAATTTAAGTATTGATACAGTTAAAAGAATGTTCTCATATTTCTCAAGACACGAAGTCGACAAACAAGGCAAAGGTTTTGAAAGAGGTGAAGATGGATATCCAAGTGCAGGAAGAATTGCTTGGGCTCTTTGGGGTGGTGATGCAGGATTCAGTTGGAGTAGAAGGATTGTCAATCATCTAAAAAATCATTCACAAGATGCACACAAACATTATGCAAAATCTTCAGCAGAAAAAAGAGTAGACTTTAAAAAAATAGAAAGGTCATTAGACAGATTAGACTTAGAGTTTGAAGAGTCAGTTCATAAAGTCATGACTAAGCAAATGGAAGCAGTACAAACTTATGTTACAAATAAAATGAATAAGAATGAGTTTGATTTTACAGCTATTGATAATCTCGACCTTAAATTTAAAACAGAGCTGATTAAAGTATTCGAGAAAGGTTATACCGATTCATATACGATTGGAAAGACAGAAGCCAGAGAATCTTTACCAAAGAAGTTCTTAAAAACTAAAATTGGAGTTGGCATCTTAACTTCAGGATTTACAAGATACTTTAAATCAAAAGCAAGACTTGATGTTAAAAAAATATCAGCAACTTTGACAAACAATATGTCTACTATTTTATTAGATAGTTTAGTTAAAGGACATTCAATTCCTAAAACAACTATTGCAATTCAGCAAGGATTTAATCCTTACATTGCAGATGGTACAGAGATATCTGGAAAAACAGGGAAAGCAATGACTGGATATAGGACACAGGCAATTGTAAGAACTGCAAATCTTGGTGCTTACAATTATGGTAGAAGAGAAGTTGGTGATGATAAAGATGTAAAAGATTTTATTATCGGATATCAATTATCAGCAGTCTTAGATAATGAAACTTCTGAAGTTTGTGAATTAGTTGCAGAGCTAGAGCCACAGATAAGAGTACAAGATGAAGGACTCTTAAATGATTTAACTCCACCTCTACATTATAACTGTAGAACTATTTTAGTGTTCATGACTAAAGATGATTTACCAGTTGAATGGAGTAGCGAAGCAGACTTACAAGAAATAATTGAGCTGTCTGGAATGACCGAATGACTAATGTGCAATCTCTAACAACCTTAGAAGATGCTAAAAAATTTATACAAACACTAATAAAAACAGAAGCACGTTGTTGCAAATGTAATAAACTTCTGGCAAAATACAATAAGGATGGCTTACTTGCAGGAGAGGTTAAGTGTGGTCGTTGTGGCTACATCCAAACATTCTAACAAAGCTGTTCTTCGAAGTTCTTAGAAACTCAAATAAAATTATTTATGCTAAATTTTAGCAGGGAGAAGAAAATGGCAGATGATGTAAAAGTCACCGAAGAAGAAACTGAGGTTGAGGAAAAAGAAGAAGAGAAAGTTATGGAAAAAGATGTTTATGCAACTGAAGAAGAAGCAGATGCAAGAGCAAAAGAAATGGGTGGCAAGGGCTCTCATGAAATGAAGCTAACCATAGAAGATGAAGAAAAAGTTATGTATATGCCATTTCCCACTCACGAAGAGTATGAACAAGCTCTCGAAGAAGAAGAAGCTAAGATGAAAGAAGATGAAGATAAAGAAATGAAAGATGATGATGATAAAGAAATGGAAGGAGACCATGAGGATGAGAAAAAAAATTCTCAACTTAATTGCGATTGCGAAGAAGCAAAACCAGATTGCGATTGTGAAAAAACAGAAACAAGTGCTAGAAATCATCAAGTAGAAACTACATTTAATCTGGAAGGGGTAGAGATATTCTCAGAAGGCATCTGGAATGGAGATAAATATACAGCAAAAGATTTGAATGCAATGGTCGATAACTTTGATGAAACAGGTTTTCAACCACCATTAAAATTAGGACATAACGAAGAGCAACCTGAAATGCTCGATGGAGCTCCAGCTCTAGGTTATGTTAACAAGATTTATACAGAAGGCGAGAAGCTTCTTGCTAACTTTGTAAATCTTCCTAAAAAAGTTTATGAAGCCATTAAACGAGGAAACTACAAAAGAGTAAGTTCTGAAATTTATTGGAATTATAAGAGCAATGGAATGACTCTTGATAGAGTCTTAAAAGCTGTTGCACTTCTAGGTAGCGAGATTCCTGCTGTTACTAATCTTGAAAGTATTTCTGGATTATATAACAAAGATGCAGAGTTTAAATTCTACTTAGAAAAGGAGACCGAAGTTATGGATGATACAAACATATCCATTAAAGAATTTAAGGCTTTGCAAAATCAAATTGCAAAACTTAAAGAAGAAAAAGCCAAAACTGATAAGGAGTTAAATGAAAGAAAATCTCAGCAGAGAGCTGAAAAAATATCTGCATTTATATCTCATCAGAAAGAAGTTGGAAGGATACTTCCTGCTTTTGAGAATCAGTTGAAAGCTTTACTTGAAACTACAAATGACAACAAAGTCTATAGTTATACTGTTGAAGAAAAAACTATTGAACTATCACAGTTTGAGTTAGTGGAATCAATCATAGAATCTTTACCTAAGTTGGTTGAGTTTGCAGAAATTTCCGAATCAGGAGAATTCATTGTGGACAGATTACCTTATGACAATGCAGGAGATGAAGTTGACCGAAGAGCAAAACTTTATATCAAGCATGGTAAAGCAAGTCAGTATTCAGAAGCTTTAGATTTAGTTTTAAAAGATGATGAAACTTTAAAAGCAGAATACGAAGGAACAAAATAAAACAGGAGAGGTAAATAAATTATGTCACAAAAACAATACATAGGTATGGTAGCATCAGAAGATTTAAGTACAGCACAATATAAAATTGTGAATGTATCATCTGGTGAAAACATGATTGCTTTAAGAGTTGCTGCTGGTGCAGGAGTTCTTGGAGTTTTAAACAACAAACCACAGAGTGGTGAGAACGCAACTGTTACAGTTGGTGGACTCACAAGATGTTTTGCAGGTGGAACTGTAGGAGCAGGAAGCTGGATTTCAGTAACTGCATCTGGTACAGGTTTAGCAGCAACATCAGGACAATACATTCTTGGTAAATCAATAACATCAGTAGCAAGTGGTGGTTACTTCCAACTATTAGTACAGCACAATGGCTACAGAGGTTAATAAAAAATTATAGGAGATTATAAATTATGGGAATAACATCAAGAGACGTTCATATTGACAGACCATTATCCAATTTAGTTGTTGGATTTGAGCCAGTAGGAACAGTCGTACAAAATTTTCTTCCGATAGTTGATGTAGCAAAACAATCTGATTTGTATTTCAAGTATGACAAAGGCGATTTCTTTAGAGTACCAAGTACAACAGTAAGAGCTCCAAGAACTAAAGGTAGAACAGCACAGTTTAACGTATCCTCTGATTCTTACTATGCAACTAACTATGCATTAGTAGATGAAATGGATTACGAAACTTTAGTAAACCAAGACAATCCATTAAAGTTAGATGAGAAGGCAGCAAGAAATCTTTTCAATCTTTTAAACTTAGATATGGAAAACAGAGTAGCAGGAATTCTAACTACTGGAAGCAACTTAGGTGGCACAGCAGCAGTTAGTTCTAAATGGGATTCAAGTGCAGCAGGTACTTCAGACCCATTCGGAGATATTGCTACAGCTAAAGAAGCAATTAGAAGCACAACAGGATTAGAGCCTAATACAATTATCTTAGGTAAACAATGTTATGATGCACTTATTAGACACGCAGACATTCTTGACAGAATTAAGTATGTTCAAAAAGGTGTTGTAACATCTGACCTTCTAGCTTCATTGTTTGATGTAGCAAATGTTTATGTAGGTAAGTCAGTCATCAATGGTGGTAGTGAAAATCTAGCTGATTCTTTCTCAGATGTGTGGGGAAAAAATACAGTCTTAGGTCACTTTGCTAATGCTGAAACTGATGGCAAAAATCCATCACTAATGTATGGATTTAGATGGACAAACCCAATGTTCGGAGCACCATTCGCTGTCGAAAAATGGGATGACCCAGACCACAGAAACTTTACTAATTTAAGAGTTCAATATTATCAAGATGAAAAGATTGCAGCTCCAGAATTAGGTTATCTGTTAACTGCTTGTGTAAGCTAACAAAGACATTAAAGGGAGTAGGCAACTGCTCCCTTATTTCCATAAGTCATGGATAAAAAGACTTCCATAGAACATGGATTAAAAGTTCAAATATCAAAAAGCGAGGTATTTGAAATGACAAACTTAATAACAACTTCTTCACTAAGAACTTATCAAAAGTTATTATTCAAAAAAAGAATGTTTAAAGTTCTTTCTTGTTTGCAATTGCTTGGGTAAAATACTTAAACGAGGGTAGCAACACAGGAATGTGAGCAACGTAGAAAGCTAAGAGATTAGCACTAACCTCTTATTTCTTTTTATAGTTTAGAGGTCGAGATAGTGGAATCATCTTTGGGTCATACCAGAAAACACTTCCTTCTTTCTCTTCCTTAAAACTTATTGTCTGAGAAGCCTGAATTGTAAATTGCCTTTCTACTTTAGCAATTAACTCTTCTTCTCTTGAAAGTTCTTTTTTCATAATAAGGTATTTTACCTGATATAGTATAAAAGACAACTTAGACTATTTTACACTTTACATAAAACTAAAAATAATTTACAATAAAAAACAGATAACCATGAGTTACCAAAATCGAAAAGAAATATGGAAACCTACACAATACGAAGACTATATGGTTTCCAATACTGGACAAGTTACATCAACAAAATATTATAATAAAGATAAAACCACACGCAGGTTTTTATCCCAGAATCCAGATAGAGATGGCTATATGACTGTTACTCTCTACCCTAACAAAACTTACATAAAAGCAAAAGTACACAGATTAGTAGCTGAGGCTTTTTGTCAAGGCAAAAGCAAAGAAAAACCTATGGCTTTACACAAGGATGGAAATAAAGTTTTTAACCATGCAAAAAATTTATATTGGGGAAATGCAAAAGACAATAAAGCAGATTCAATAAAGCATGGCACAAGCAATGCAGATTGGACTACAATGACATCACCTAGTCGAGTCCTACAACCTAGAAATGTAAAAAAAATAAGAAGATTAATCAAAGAGGGTAAGAGGTTGCAAGACATTGCTGATATGTACAAAGTATGTTATCGAACAATTTACGATATAAAGGTAGGGAAAACATGGAAAACCACAAGCTAGATATAGTAATTTATATGAATGGAATGTCGGTTAACTTCGACACTTTAAAAACAAAGTCTCTTGGTGGAAGTGAAACTGCTGGAGTCTGCATAGCTCATGCTCTGGGAAAAAGAGGTCATCATGTAAGTTTGTTTTGTAATACTGACAATGCAGGAAAGCACGACAATGTAAACTACTTGCCAATTGAAAGCTTCCAGCAATATGCACAAAGCTGTCCACACGATGTATTAATAGTTCAAAGAGTTCCAGAAATGTTTATGGCGAAATACAGTTCTAAAATAAATATTTTATGGCAACATGACTTTGCACAAAAAAGCAGAAGGTCACAATTTACAGGTGCTCTTTGGAACGTAGATAAAGTTTTTTGTTTGTCAGATTGGCACATAGACAACTACATTGAAATTAATAATCTGAGAAAAGAAGATAATGGTTTTTTCAAAACATCTAATGGAGTGAAGTTAGTAAAACCAAATAACAATATACAAAAAAAGAATCAAGTTGTTTATACAAACAGACCAGAAAGAGGAATGGATACTTTGTTGTATTCTATACTTCCTAAGCTCTGGGAAAAAGACCAAGACATAGAAGTTGTGATTGCTGGTTACGATAACACAGTCAAGGAAATGGAAGTTTTTTATAATACGTTAGCTTCTACAATCAAAGGTTATGCAGATAAAGGATTTAAAATTAAACACGTTGGAGCTTTAAATAAAAATGATTTATATAAGTTGTATCAGGAATCAAAGTTGTTTTTATATCCTACAAACTTTTATGAAACTTCTTGCATAACAGCTATGGAAACTCAAATGTGTGGATTGCCAATGGTTACTTCTAATCGAGGTGCTTTACCTGAAACCTTATGTAATGAAGCAGGACTAATTATAGATGGTGATGCAAAGAGTGGAGCATATCACGAAGCATTCGTTGAAGGTGCTTGGAAGTTAATGAACGATGAAGTTGCTTATAAGAAAGCACAGAAAGCAGGATTAGAATACGTTAAAAAATATGATTGGGATAACGTAGCAATTCAATGGGAAGAGCAATTCTTAAAAATGTTTGCAGAGAAATCTGCTAAAAGGGATTCTCTATATAACCATCTTTACGAGAGAGAAGATATTATGACTTACAAGTATCTTGCAGAGAAGGTTGATTGTGACAAAGAAAGAACAGAAGGATTAGAATGTTTATATAAATATGTAGACCATCCAAAGCTATACAAACAAAAATATGAACATCTAGGAAAAGAATATGCAAAGATTGAAACTGATATTGAGATGCGAAACTATCCAAGAGTTGAAGTTGCAATGTCAGGAATTAATAATTACCTAAAAGGTAAAAAGAATCCTAAGATTTTAGACTTTGCTAGTGGGATAGGTAACGAGTCTATTCTCTTCTCTAAGGCATTTGGAGCTACGATAGATGCCATCAATATCTCAAAAGAGGAAAACATACTCGCTGAGAAAATGAAGGCTAAATTCGGCTCAGAATTGCCTATAACATTTCATGTTGGAAGCGATGGCTCAAAGTTAGAGAATCAAGCTTATGATGTAATCTTTGCTGGTGAGATATTAGAGCATCAACCAGAGCCAGATAAGTTCTTAGATGAATTAGAAAAGAATCTAAAACCATCAGGACTCATGAGTATCACAGTACCATTTGGAATGTGGGATGATAATCGTAATGCACATCTTTGGAACTTTGAAAGGTATGACTTAGCAAATATGTTAGCTGACAAAAAAGAACTATCAATCAAGATAGTTTCAGCAGAGCCAAATTATTTAAAACAAGAAGGTAAAGGTTGGTGGGTAATTAGTTACATTAAGAATCAAAAGCCTTGCAGACCAATTAACATGGAACGTAAAATTAAAGTTGTTGCACCTAAGCAGACAGTTTCAGTTTGCATGATAACAAAAAATGCAGAATCAATGTTGCATAGATGTTTAAAATCTGTCAAAGACTTAGCAGATGAAATAATTATCTGTGACAATGGAAGCACAGATTCAACTTTAGATATTGCTAGACAGTATGGAGCTAAGATTATTTATTGCGACCCAGCTACAGAGATTGGTTTTGATAGTGCCAGAAATCATTCTATCAAAGATGCAAAGAGTGATTGGATTCTCTGGATTGATTCTGATGAAGAATTATTAGAGTCGTGGAATATTAGAAAGTATTTAAGAGAAAATATTTTTAATGGTTATTCAATAAAGCAACATCACTTTACTGCTGATGGCTCTGAAATAAAAATTGATTTACCTGTCAGGATATTTAGGAATCATAAGAAAATAAAATTTTTAGGTCACGTTCATGAACATCCAGAACTAGGAATCAACGAAGGAGTTGGTACTAGCACAGTAATCTCGGATGCTGATATTGCACACGATGGTTACTTAACTGAAACAGTTAGAAGAGGAAGGTTTACTAGAAATATTGAGTTAATGAAAAAAGATAGAGAACTTAATCCAGAAAGATTGCTTGGAAAATTTTTATGGATTAGAGATTTAGTTCATCTTTCAAGATATGAAATACAACAAAACAATGGGCAACACACACAGAAGGTAATTGATTATTGTCTTGAAGCAGGAGAGTATTTTAGAAAAGATTTTTTAAATAGTTATTCAATGTATCAACCAGAAGCTTTACAATTTTATTCTGAGTCATTAAGAATGTTAGGTGAAGGACTTGAGTTTCAATTTAACATTAGTGCAGGAAAAGATATTCCTAAAAAAGAAGTGCAAGATAACTTAGGAAGATTTCAAGATAGTGATGAATTTTTTGCTTATTTAAAAAGCAGATATTCAGAAGTATCTGAGCCATTTGAAGGCGAATTTCTATAAAAATATAAAATTTTTTTTCTTTATATAAGGTGCATAAATAAAGGCTTTTATCACTTTAGTAAAATAAATGTAAATAAAGTAGTTGACAATTATAATAATATTGATTATTTTTAACTCATGATGAAAAAACAAATTAAAAACAATCATCAAGGAGATACTAAAATGAAAGAACAACTTTACAAGGTTTATCAATACAAGAACGAAGAGCCAAACAAGGATGGCAAATTCGAAAGCACTTTAGACCAAGCACATGGTGGGTCTTATCCTTTTTCCACTAACCCTTCACAAGGTACACAATGGTGGATGAAACATTCTGGACATGGTAGAAATTTTCTTTCTATCGTTGAGCCACAACTACAATTAACATTAACAGTCATCTGCACAGACTTAGAAGATGTTTTCTACGCAGGTAACCACGCACATGACCTTGATGTAGATGAAAGTAAAGGTTGGATGGAAAGAAACATTTACGTTTCAAGAAGAGAAAATTCTTATTCAGTTTCAGTAGGTGATGTTGTAGAAGATAAAGATGGCAACAAGTTTGTTGTTGACAACTTCGGTTTTACAGAATTAGATGCTAAGGGGAACATTGTACTAAACAAAAGAAACACAATAAAATAAAAAATCAGGTCTGGCAGTACCTAAAACTGCCAAGCTCTAAATGAGCGAGGAGAATAAAATGAATACAAAAATTTACGCAGACCAAGCAAGTTATACGTGGGGAAAAGAAAAAATTATCGAGTTTACTTATGAGAATTTTGCAAAAGGCGATGTTGATTATTTTGGACTTCGCAAATACTATAGAGGGGGATTATGTGAAAAAGTAACAGAAGTTTACGATGAATTTAAACAAAGACTGCGAAAAGAAAATAAACAAATTGTAGATGAGCAACAGGTAGTTTTTGACAATTTAGTAAGCTTCGGAAATCCAGTTTTTCCTTATGTAGATACTGTGAAGGAAAAGTATAACACTAAGCAATTTAAACAAACTCATCCTTCAAATGTTAATGAGTTAGTATCTAAACCCTTTGGAAAACTTTACAAACTTATTGATAATGAAATATATGTTTTTAATTTGGATGAACTAGAATCATTTTTTGGAGTTCAGGGTAGTGAGTTTGATAGAGAAAAAATAATCAAAAGGCATCCTTCAAATTTTGATAGGGGAGATAAAGTTTTTCTAAAAGCTGTTTATACAAAAAACCACAATGGCTCAGATGGGTTTTCTTCCAAAGCTGAGAGAACTAAAGAAATCAATGCTAGAGGTCATCAACACTTTATTATGAGAGACCAAGATTTAGCACATAAAAAATTTCTAGCAATTAACCCTGCTTATGCAGAGCACGATAAAGCTCTCAGAGCAGAAAAAAGAAAGGAGCTAAAAGAACAAAAACTTTCATTAGTAGAAAGTGCATAAAGGATGTGATAAAATAAAGCATGGCATATTATACATCAGTCGCTAATGTTTATAGTTTATATCCAAGAGTAGGAAGCCTAAGTAGTGTAAATTCTGCTTCGGTTTCCTTCTACATTGACCAAGCAGAAAATGAAGTCAATGCTTATGTTGTAAATAATTATACAACTCCATTCAGTTCTTCAATTCCAGTCCTGACTACAATCAGTACAGAATATGCTTTGGTTAAAATCTTAGAAAGATTTTTTACTCAGGAAGTACAATCAGAAAACAAGTGGGTCACAGAACGTAAAGATTATGTTTTTGATTTATTAAATAAAATAAACAATGGAGATATTGGACTCTATACATCTTCACTTGAACTCATAGCTTACAATGCTGGTGATACAATTATTTCTAATACAATGAATTACAATCCAACTTTCACAATGCTAGATGAAACTTTACAGCAAATTGATTCAGACAGATTGCAAGATGAGTACGATGAAGTAAGACTTGAAGAGTACAGTCCTTATTACTAATGGGTAAGGTAACAGTAAGAGGTAGTCAACAAGTACAATTAAAATTGACTAATATTGGCAGAGGAATAAAAAATCCAAAACCAGTTTTGAAAAGAATTGGTGTAACTCTTCTAAAAGAAATTGACAAAAACTTTAGACAAGAAGGTAACGATGGCACAGGTTGGGCTTCTTTAAAATTTAGAGATGGAAGGATTTTAAGAAAGACTGGCAATCTTGCAGGGAGTTTTGTATTTGAATTAATTGGAAATACAGGAGTCAAGGTTGGAAGTCCAGTTGAGTATTCAGATATTCATCAATTTGGTAGTGGTAATATTCCTGCGAGACCAATGCTTCCATCAGAAAGAATTGCTCTTGCAACAACAAAAAGATTAGTAAATAATTACATAAAGGAATTAAGCAAAGTATAATATATCATGGCTTCAATAAACTACTTAGCAATAGAAAATGCAATTAAAGATTTACTGGATGCAGATTCAGACACATCGGGCTACAACGTATTTGTAGAGCCACCTGATGCTGTAAGAACAGATGCTTGTCCTTTAGTGCAGATATATCTGAACTCATGGGATAGTCCAGCAGAAGATGAATTAATAGGTGGTGCAAAACCGATTACAACTTTTCTAACAATTGAGCTCTGGATTTATGATTTTAGTTTTGAGAATTTAGCTGGAGCAACTGCTAGAGATATTATGCTTGATAATGTAAAAGGAGTTCTTAAAGCGAATCGAACTCTCTCAGATAAAGTTTTGATTACAAGATTTAGTGGTGGTGAATTTGATAACCAAAAAAATAATCAAGGCATTGGTTTCTTTAAAGGTGTAAGTTTAAGATTAGAATGTGAGGTTAGAGAATAATGGATATAAATAACATGATAAAAATTACTTGGCAAGTTTCTGGATTACTTATTCCTGAATGGGGAATAACAGCAAAAGGCAGACAAACAGAAGTACCAAAAGAAGTTGCTGATTCTTTAATCGAACAAGGACTTGCAAAGTTATCTAAAAAGAGTAAAATTAAACAAACAGGTGTAAAGCCTGAAGGAGTCGAATAATGGGTTATGGAGTAGGTGGATATATAAGTCTTAGTAAGCAGTCAGCATTTGGAACTGCAACTACTAATAGGTCTTTTATCCCTTTTGTATCAGAATCACTAACAGAAAACGTAGAACAACTAGAATCAGAAAATTTAACAGGTAAGTTTGATGCACCTGATAGTTTAGAAGGTATCAATAATGTAACAGGAGATATTTCTTTTGAGCCAACTCCAGCAACTATTGGAACTTTTTTAAGAGCTTGTTTAGGTGCAGACCCAACTTCAACTCTTGTAACCTCTACATATTTACACGAGTTCTTACCAGCTCAAGCTGACTTCTCAGCAGATTGCACACTTCCACCTTACACAATTGAGATTTTTAAATCAGTAGGAAGTGCTTATCAAATTGTAGATGGGCAAATTCATACTCTCACAATTGAAATGAATGCAGGTGAAATAATTAAGTCGACTGCTACAGTTCATGGAAGAGCTTATAGCAAGGTAGCCAAGCAAACTCCAGCATACAATCCAGCTCCAGTAATGACATGGAATCAAACATCAGTACAAATAGCTGGTGCAGCAAATGGAGAATTTAGAACAGCAGTTCTTACAATCGAAAATCCAATAGAAGGAGTCATGACTTTAAATGGAAGTTTAAATGAAGGCAAACTAAAAAGAAGTGGATTTAGAAATATAACAATTGCAGGTGACCAAGATTTTTCAAGTCAACTTCAGGAAGGTAAGTTTAGAGCACAAACAAGACAAGCTTTTAAATTTACTGTAACTGGTGATGTTGTTGGTACAGCATCAGAAAGAAATCAATTAACTTTAGATTTACCACAAGTAAATTATACAACTTATGCTTACCCGATTGGTGGTGCAGGATTAATCACAGCATCTTATGAAGGCAAAGCAGAATACAATACTACAAGTAGCTATGCTGGAAGGTTTACATTACAGAACACACAAACTAGTTACTAAAGGAGAAGCTCATGAAGTTCACGATACAAGACAAAGAGTTTGTCATCACATCAGCTAAAACAAAACACGTTTTAGAAATTGAGAAAGAAACTGGTAAAACACTTTCTAAGCTCGGTGAAGATTTTACTTTTCAAGATGTCATAACTATTTTTACAAAAGCTTTGCAACAAAGCGATTCTACAATTACTCAGGAATGGGTTGAGGAAAACACTACAATGTCAGATATGGAAACTATGAATGAGGTTGTTTCCTATTTTTTGGCAGTAAAGAAATAGTTAATAAGACCCTCTTAGATGTGTTAGACTTATTCGGACAGGAGTATGGATGGAATATGTTTGACATTGAACACTTAACAACAAATCAAATCAACTATTTAATTCATAAAATTAAACATAGAAACGAAAGAAGCTCTATGAGGATTAAATAATTGGCAGACCAAAAAATATCATTAGCAGTTAATTTAAAAGATAAAGCTTCCAAAGGTCTCGAAGGTCTTAAAGGTAAACTAGGTGGTTTAGCTACTGGAGCAAATATAGCAACTGTTGCTGTCTTAGCTTTAGTTGCTGGATTAACTAAATTAGCTTTTTCTACAGCTAAAGCAGGAGATGACTTTGCTAAAACTGCTGCTCAGGTTGGTACTAATGCTAAAGCACTATCTGAATTAAGCTTTGCAGCTCAAATTGGTGGAGCAGATATGAGTGCTGTTGCTACTACTTTAAGAGTTGTATCCAAAAGAGTTAACGATGCAAATAATGGATTGATGACATCTGTACGTTCATTCAAACAACTTGGATTAGAAGTTAGAAAATCTAATGGCACAATGAAAACTGCTGAAGAATTAATTATGGAATCAGCAGATGCTTTTAAAGCATTAAAAAGTCCAGTAGAAAGAACAGCTTTAGCACAAGAATTATTTGGAAGAAGTGGTACAAAATTAATTCCTTTATTAATGATGGGTACTGAAAAAATAAAAGGTCTTCGTGAAGAAGCAGAAATATTAGGATTAACATTTTCAAAAGTAGAAGCAGAGCAATCTGAAGCATTTCAAGATGAACTCTTAAGATTACAAAGTACATTTGTTGGCTTAGGTAGAACTATTGGTAAACAAATTATACCAATTCTTACTCAGATGTTCACCTTTATGAAAGATGTAATGTTGGTTGTCGTACCTTTAGTGAATACTGCTTTCCAAATATTTATTGTTACTTTGAAAGCTTTAGCACAACCTTTAATTGTTGTAACTGATATATTTACAACTCTTGGTAAAGTGAGTTTTGAAGGTATTAAAAGTTTAGTTAGTTCGATTAGTAAATTCTTTAAAGATGATTTAACCGATGAAAACTTAGAAAAATTACAAAGGATGAATACAATATTAGGTGTTGGTGTTGCACCACCGACTACCTTTGGTGGGATGGATTTAACTAAACCAGAAGATGAAGACAAAGATAAAGACCCTGAAGAAACTACAAACAAACTTATGAATAATCTTAATGCAGTTAAAGAGGGATTTTTAAATGCTCATAAAGATTACCAAATGACATTAACTCAAATGTCTATGGAATTAGGTGCAGGTATACAATCAACTTTAGCAACAACTGTTGATTCTATAGGAACTGCATTTGGAGAAATGTTAACCGAAGGTAAAAGTTTCAAACAATCAATGTCTGCTATCTGGAAAGATTTAAAGAAACAAGTAATTATGCAAATTGCTCAAATGATGGTTAAGATGGTTGCCATGTTAGCTCTAGCTTTAGTTTTAAATACTTTAACTGGTGGAGCTTTTGCAGCAAGTGGTGGAATGAAAATAGGTGGTATATTTTCTGGTAAAAATGGTGGCATAACTAATGCACTTGATGTACCAAGTTTTGCTCAGGGTGGAATTACTAATGCTCCACAATTAGCTTTGATAGGTGACAATGCAAACAACAGAGAAGCAGTTGTACCTTTACCTAATGGTAGAAGCATCCCAGTTGAGATGAATGGTGGTGGACAAACAATTAATCAATTAAATATTTTACCTAATGCAAGTATTGATGAAGCTCTCTTAGCTAAACCAGTTCAATACTGGGAAACTTTAGTGCAAGAAAAAATACTTCCAGCTATGAATAATCTTGGTGAGATGGGCGAGACTACTACTCTTGCTTTTAGAGAGGGAAGATAAATGAGTATGCTTTTAGGAGTTCCTAATTCTAGTTATATAACTTTAGATACAACTGCAACTTATGGATACAGATTTATAGAACAGTTTGATAAAAATGACATTAGAACTAAAGGTGGAAGTTTATTTACATACATAACTGCTCAGGGAAATTATAATACTTTTAAATTGCCAATGTCTTTTGTAACATCATCAGATAGAAGTTTAATTAATTCTTGGTTTAGTACAGCAACAGATTTAAGATTTATTGAAGATGATACTTTTGCAACAAGCTATTACACAGTTAGACTCGTTGGTAAGACAGACCCATTTACAGTATTTAAGAAACCATACTTCAGACAATTCTATGATGGTGAACTTGTATTGGAAACTGTTTAGAGGTAAAATAAATTATGGGTAAAAGAGGCAGATTTGCAGACAGAGGAACATATAAAATATCAAATGCTCAAGCTACAGATGGTACAGAAATAGCTGCAGATTGGGGTAATAAAAACTTTTATTGTACAGAAATATATATAGATGCTTTTACTACAGCACAAACAAGTGGTACAATCGAAATCGGATTATACGATGCTAGTGGTAGCTTAGAACATACAATGATGAAGTTACACGTCCATCAACATTCTAGCTCTGACCCTGTATCAGAACATCAAGATTTAAGACCTTGTTTTGTTTTACCATCTAGTTATAGTGTTAGAGTAACATCGCCAGAAGCAGAAATAACTGTTGAATGTGGTGTGATGGGAGTAGTCTTTGAGGTTACTGAATAAATTACAAAAAGGTAAGGTTTACTAATGGCACATATTTACGATTCATTTAGAAACTATTTAGCAGTAGGAAGTGCAGATTTGTCTTCTGTAACAATAGGAGCATTGCTTGTTAATACAACTGCTAATGTTGCTTCTGGATATGTATTTTCAGCAGCACATACGACAAGAGCAAACGTACCAGCAGTAGCACAAGTAGCTGTATATTCACTTTCAAATGTAGCAGTAAGTTCTGGTAGAGTTAATGCAGATGACTTAGCTATACCAACAGTAACAGGTGCTCCAATAAATGCAGTAATTTATTTTGTTGCTACAACTAATTCAAGTACAAGTCCATTAATAGCAATCCAATCTTCGGGAAGTGGGTTTCCATTAACGCCTGATGGTGGAACAGTTAATGTAACTTTCCCATCATCTGACCCATTTGTATTAAAGGTGTAACGTGGCTATACAAGGAACAACAATTGGAACAGATAGTTTAGAAACCAATGCTGTTACTAATCCTAAAGTCGCAGATGATGCAATTGCTATTGCAGAGTTGTCTGCAACTGGCACACCTTCTTCATCTACTTTTTTAAGAGGAGACAATGCTTGGGCAGCAGCAGGTGGTGGCTCTTTAGAGTTCTTAGTAGAAAATAGTGTAGCAGGTGGCGTTCATCTTAGTACAGCATTTAGTTCAACATATTTAACAAGTACATACGAAAGATATTTAATAACATTTCAAGATTTATTATTTAGTGCTGATAATATTACTTTTGCTTCCCAAATAAGTACTGACAATGGTGCAAATTATCAAACAACTAGTTATAGAACAGCTGGATTTGCTACAGAATATAATGGTTCTGCTGCAAATACCACTACCTTATCTACAGCAACTTACTTTATGTGGGCAGTAAAGGTTGCGAATAATTCTACACATAGCTTAAATGGACATATCTTTTTAATAAATCCAGCAAATGGTAATTGTCATCCACAAGCATATTCTGAGATAGGACATTTTGCAGCAGATGACTATTCAAGACGAATCATAGAACATAGTGTTTGGGCAGGTGGTGGTGGTTTTAACAATATTAAATTTTTCCCATCTTCTGGAGTTTTTCAAAGTGGTAAGTTCGTATTATATGGAGTGAAAAATAGCTAATGGCAAATAAATATAAAATGGTAGATGGAGTCTCTATTCAATTAACAGATGAAGAACAAGCAGCAGTAGATAGTGAACAAGCAGCTGCAACTGCTAATATCGCAGCTGTGGCATATAGAAGAGAGAGACAAAAAGAATATGGTTCAACAGAAGAACAATTAGAATATATAGTAGAAAATGGATTAGATGCTTTTATAACAAAACAAAATGAAATAAAATCTAAATATCCAAAGGGTGAAACATAGGAGTAAGATATGGCAGTTGCAGATAGTGTACAAAATGTTGGAACTGATGATATACAAAACAAAGCTGTAACTAATGCAAAACTAGCAAACGATTCCATAACAATAAATGGAAGTGATACTGCTTTAGGCACGAGTGTAACAGTAGATGTTCCTACAACTAGAAATTTAATTATTAATGGAGCAATGGAAGTTGCACAAAAAGGAACAAGTCATACAAGTGGTGCACAAACCTATTGGCTAGATAGATTTTATACATACATATTTGGTGCTAGTGGTAGAACAATATCACAAACTACAAATGCACCAGATGGATTTAAACATAGCATAAGGATGCAAAGAGATAATGGAGTTTCTACTACTACTGGTTTGTATTTTTCACAACCATGCGAAAGTGCTAGTTGTGTAGGATTTGCAGGAAGTAAAATAACTTTAAGTTTTTATGCTAGGAAAGGAGCAAATTTCTCTTCAACAAGTGATTATATTAATGTAGCTGTATATTCTGGAACTGGTACTGACGAATCTTTAATAGCAGGATTAACTGGCTCTGTTGCAGTAATTGGTGCTGTTAACCAAGCGATTACAGGAGACTGGGTAAGGTATACATTTACAAGTGGAAGTGTTGTACCAACAAATTCAAATCAATTAGTTTTTCAAATAATACAAACTCCAACAGGAACAGCAGGAGCAGATGACTGGTATGAAATTACAGGTATACAAATTGAATTAGGAGAAAGTGCTACAGATTTTGTACATGAAGAATATGGAACAACTCTAGCAAAATGCCAAAGATTCTTTTTGAATTATGTTCAAGGGAATACAAAAAGTATAGGTACTGGTGGTTTTTACAATGGAACAGTCCTAGCAGTTCATTATCAAGTACCAGTTACATTTAGAGAAGCACCATCTCTCGCCTTTGGCTCTGGAACTGGTTATTATTATGCAGATAGGAATGGTGCGTCTGTTACAGGTAACTTTACTGCTGCGTCTTGGGCTCAATTAAACTCTGTAGGAATGTATGGTACATTTGGCAGTAGTACAGGTGGACACGTTGCTTTTGTAAGAACGAATAACGCAGGAGCTTATATCTGGTGGGACGCAGAAATATAGGAGAAGTAATGTTTGAAGGTTGCACAATAAAATATGGATACGATTTAAGTGGAGTTAAAAATCAAGTAATAATTGAATATCCAGCAAGAGAAGATGGTAGCCAAGATGTTGTGGCTTGTCCTATGGATGCAGGAAATAGATATTACAAAATGGTTTTACAATATGTAGAAGAAGGTGGAGTTATAAATGAGTGATGTAATTATCTGGAAACAGGACAATGGAGTCTTAGCTATCACGCATCCAGCAACAGATTGTGGGCTTACAGTTGATGAGATAGCAAAAAAAGATTTACCGACAGGGACAAAATATAAAATAATAAACTCAAATGATTTACCAGCGTGGGATGAGTTTAGAGATGCTTGGACTTGTCCAGATGACTACCTTGATACAGGAGTAGCAGATTGATAAGACATGATATGGAAAAAGCCAGAGATATCTGGAGAAATAAAATTAGAGCAGTAAGAAAACCTATTTTAGAACAATTAGATATTGAATTTATGCGATGTACAGAGAAGGGCGAAGATACTACATCCATCGTTGAAGTCAAAAACCTACTTAGAAACTTTCCACAAAAACCAGAAATTGATGAAGCAAGTTCGGTTGCAGAGTTAAGGGAAATATGGGATACTGCATTATTAGGAGACAAATAACATGGCACAAACAGTAGTAGCGACAGGAGCAACAGCATTAAGTGGAAGCACATTGATTTATTCAAGTGCAGCAGTAGGTGTTTATTCTGCTTTAATTGATTTAACACCAATGTCGGCAGATACTAAAATTGCTGTTAATATTGCAAATACGACTATTGTAGCATCAGGAACTAAAGTTGTAACATCTGATGCATTTGAAGGTACACAAACTGAGCCAATGTTTTTTCAACCACCAATGCACACCAATAAAGGATATTCTATAACAATCGTATTAAGTTCTGGGACAGCACCGACTGTACCCTTTGAAATTACAACATTCTAATTATAGGATATAATAAGAGTTATGGCTCTTGGAACGTATGGACTATCAAATCAAAGACAATCTTATCACTATTTAAGCACTAGTGCACAACACAATAGACTAAGAAGAGACCTGTGGGCTAGAGCTTCTTACCATCATTATCTTACCTCTGGCATAAGTTTAAATGGAATTGATTTTGAATCTGAAATAGGTCGACCAACTTTAGCAACTTCTTTTGAATCAATTTCTCTCAATGGCTTAGACTTCGAGACTGCTGTTGGCGACTTAAATATAAGAACTAACATAATACTAAATGGAATGGATTTTCTTTCTACAATTGGCAATGTAGATGTAACAGAAACTTTTTCTAGATGTTTTATAGGTCATGATGCTTCTAGTTATTTTTTGAGTAAAAATTTAAGTACAAATCCTAGTTCTATAGTTAGAAAATTTACGTTTCAAAACTCTAATTTGACTGACAGAATAATAAAGTTTCCTACAATAAGAAGAGAATATAAAAATGTTACAGCACAACCATTTACGATTGAATTAGAAAATGCTTCACAACTTATGAATGAACTAATAGAAGATAAAACTAAATTTAGACAAGATGGCGAAGTCATGTATGGATATCAAGCAACAGCTAATAGTGTTGATGCTTTATGTCTAGGTGGTGGCTCATTAATTACTGCAAGATATAACAACTCAAAAGTTTCACTTACTTTCAAAAATAGAATGGATATTTTATCAGAGAAAAAAATATCTCTGGATACAACTTCTAAAACTGGAGTTACTTATGTAGGAAGCGAATATAATCCAGCAGATTTAACTTGGGATATTCTAACTTCGAATTCTTTTGGAGCACAATTTAGTTCTATAAAATCTTACACTAATGGACAAATACATTATGACAGTTGGAAAAGATGGTATGACACTTTAGATTCTGAGAACATAACTGTAAATGGATTCTTTGAAGCAGATGATACTTATCAAAAAGCTTTACAATCTATTGCAGAGGTTACAGATTCAGCTATTTATGTAGAAGCAGATAATAAAATTTACTTTGTTAGAAACTTAGTTGGAGTCCAAAGCTTTGCAGGTACAATTTTAGATTCAGACATTATTTCAATGAGCACTAATGGTGATGCAAACGATATGTGCAACGAATACATTGTACCAACTTCTTTTACTGTTGCTGACAATGGAGTTTCTTCTGACCCACACGCAAGGTTAGCTCATATTAATACAGCTTCAGTTAATAGTTTTGGTAAAGTATCAAAAGAAGTTACAACTAACAAAATTTGGTACACGAACTCTGCTAATGCAAACAACTTAGCACAAAGAGTTGTAGCTAGAAGAAGAGAGCCAGAGATAGCTGTTCAAGTAAAAACTCCAATTAAATATTTACAGCAACAGTTGGGTGATTTAATGTATATTACAGCATCGGAAGTTGGATTAATTTCAGAGCCATATACGATGGTTGGACAAACAATTGATGTAGAAAATAATACTATGGATTTAAAATTATCAGTAGGTCATGGAATTGCTGTTGCTAACATGACAGTCTTTACACTTGGAGATGCTACTTTAGGAACTCTTGATAATACAGTAGGACTTCTGGCATAATAATAAGATATGGGATTTACTAATATAACATTCACAACAGGGCAAAAAATAAGTTCAACAATCTTGAATCAATTAGACCAAAATTTTGACGCTTTGGCAGAAGGCGACCCAACTGCACCTAGAGTTACAAGACCGACTAAGTGGTGTCATTTTGCTGGATTCCAAACTGTAGATGGCGGACTTTACGCAAGTAAAGGAATAACTTCTTTTACATATAATTCTGTAGGTGCGTACACTATAGTTTTTGAGCATCCCTTCGCAGATGAAACAAAGGTTGGGGTTAATATGGGTTTTATTGATAACGTAGGAATAGCAGGAGATTCTTATGTAAGAATGGGAAACGTCAATACTCTTACCACTTCTGATTGTAGCTTTAGAGATAGAAGAGTCTCTACAAGTGCAACAGCAGAAGATGATTGTGAAGCTATGTTAGTTACATTCTGGGAGATTCCTTAATGGCTTGGACAGATGTAACATTT